GATTTTATAGACTCTGGGGCTGTTGGTGATTCCTCTAATTGGATACAGACAAGTTATAATACAAGAGGTGGGATACACTATGCTCCTAATAGTAATGAGCCTGATGATGGTATTGCTTTAAGAAAGAATTATGCAGGGACTGGCTTTACATACGATAGTGATAGGGATGCTTTTTATGAGACACAACCTTATCCATCATGGACATTGAATGAAGATACTTGTCAGTGGGAATCTCCAGTACCGTATCCAGATGATGACAAAATATATACATGGAATGAAGAAAATCAAGATTGGGATTTAATTGAAATAACTTTATAAAAGGAGGTAGTGAAAGATGATGAAAGGTTATAAAACATGGATAGCAGCAGGATTAGCAGGGGTTAGTGCGATATTGACCAGTTTAGGTCATGTCGAATTAGCGAAGGTAGTTGTAACGGTAGCAGCAGGCTTTGGCTTTGTTGGTATTGGTCATAAGATACAGAAAGCTGCGGACAAGCTTAGATGATTACGCCTGCAAAATATGTAGCAGATAAAATTTTTGAACTTGATATGCCTATTGAGCAATTTGTACCGAAGCGGCAGATGTTATTAAAAAGGCAGGTGCTTGATGTATTAGTCGAGTGGCAGGCTGAATGGGAAGCGGAGAGATCACAATGGATGAGACGGCAGGAGTCTTAGCACAAATGGTACGTGGTGGATTAGAGTGGGAACTCTTATTCACCCTCTTCCAACTTATGGTTGTTGCTTATGTAGTGATAGCCATAAAGTCTTTCCTTTTAAATGAACACGCATGGCGCAAGTTTAAAGGTTCTCTTGTTATAGGTATAGGTGCCAGGATACGCCTTACAAATGAGGCAGGGAGTGTTGATGGCAAGATAGTTTCTGCTAATAGGACTTCGTTAAAAATAGAAACAGAAGATGCTATTGTTTATATTCCAACTAAGAAGTTTCCAGAAAAAGAATGGATGGTTCTTAAATGATAGAAAGATGGTTAGAAAAAGAAGAAACAAGATTATATGAAATTACACTAAAAATTAATATTCAATACAAAGGAGACGAGCTACCAGATGATGAATGCGTTATTAAACCCATTTTAAGCCGTATTAAAAAACAAGTAAAGGATAACAAGCATGCTTATATTATAACACAACTCGATGTTGGTGTTTCTGAGATCGAAATGGAATATGAGGAAGAGGATGAAGATTAATGGAAGATATCAGAGAAATTGTCATTAGGACAGACGAAACTGTTAAGCATTTAAAGGACGATTTTGAAAGACACGAAAAAGATGGAAATAAAAAATATGATGTATTGTTGGAAAGCGCAAATTCATGTGTTGAAAGTGGACACATAAAAGAACAAAACGGTAAGATTGACAGGATAATTGCCCTGCTCGACAAATTGCAGCAGAGAAAAGGTGTAACTTTCGGAGATATAGTTAAGGGTATGGTGGTTATCGCAACTATTGTAGGTATAACATTCGGAGTTATGTCATACTTCAATAGGGCTAATGGAGAAGAAAAGAAACATAATCCTGATTGTCCTATCGTTGAAGGAATGCCGATTGATATAGTGGTAAAAGCTTTTAATGAAGCGGATGCAAGTAAAGCATTTGGCTTTACCTTTTCATGTGCGGCACCTGATATAGAAATACCAACGCTACAATTTTACACAAATAAACCAAGGAATTTCCTGGTGGCAAAAGAAAATACTTTGAAGTGTTTAACTGAAGCAATTTCAACAGACTGGCAGATAGCTACAGGGAGTTGTTTGATCAATGTTTATGATAGCGAAGGTAGGCTTTGCTACTACACTGACAAAGATGGCAATTTTATAGCAGTTGACGATATGATGATTTAATTATAACTTAAAGGAGGATAGTAATGTCAGTACATTATTCAATAGAAACAATTTCCAGTGATAAGGATAGTAATTTTACTGGGGCCTTAGTTCAGAATGCTATAGAGAATGAGTCTATTAGTTTTCCGTCTGACTATTCAACGGTAAAGGTTGACAAGCTGAGGATAAACAGTATAGCAATTCAGGCCGATTTCTCAAACACAACAACAGCGCTAGACCTTGAGGTTGTATTTTGGAATACAGATGGATATGCAAATACAGACTTAGATTTAGATGGACATATAACATCTGTTTTGTTTTCAAGTTCAGATGCAAGGCAGATTGCTGGTGCTGGCCAGTATTACTATGAGAGTGAAAACAGCTTTAAATCTCCAATATACTATGAAGATAAAGACCGTACAAGTGAATTACATGTTGGGTTGGTAAATAGAAGTTCAACTACTTTTCATGCAGATGATACAATTAAACTGTCCTTTGTGGTGGAGCCAATACTTTAATGACGCTAGAGCTTACAAATCAGCAAAAGAAAGAGGCAAATGATTTTGCGAATCTGTATGCCTATAAACACACAAAACATTCAGATGCTTTTTTTAATGCTGACTATGATATTATATTTGTAAATAAAGGGAACCAGGCAGGAGGCACGGCTGTTATTGCATATAACTATGTACTAAGAATACTTGGCTGGCATCCTGTACCAAGGAAGAATATGGTATATTTTAAGTGTAATACTGCCAAGATATACGAAGATAAATTAAAGGACAGCTTAAGTACAGATGGGATTGAAAGAGGGCATTACTTTTCCCCAAAGGAATATTTTAGCGGCCTGGAAGGCAAGCAGTGTCCTCATTGTAATGCGGATATACACAAGCATGAAAGGCTTCATAAGATATATAGGTTTGCGTCACAGAACCTTCCTGTTGAAAAGTCTAAGTCCAGTGAGGATAGTAATGAGAGGTCTAGTGAGACAAAGAACACACAGTATCCAGAGTTTACCAGGTGGTTACCTCCTTTCCTTTTAAAGAAGGATATTACGGCACGAAGGCAGGTACAGATAATAAGAGATCCTTATGGGGGAGATGATATAACGATTGAATATGTATCTTATAATCAATCTACGCAGTCGGTTGCTGGTCATAAACGAACAGCGTTGTGGCTTGATGAGTTAGCACCAGAACCGTTCTACGATGAACAGCCAGCACGTCTTTTGATAGAAGATGGTGATACGTGTATATCATATACACCGACAGAAGACAATGCTATTGGGTATTATTTTGATCGTATATATGAACGCGCTAAGGTTTATTACAAGAGTAAGGCTATAAGAGAATATTATTTACGTGAACATAAGTCTAAGTTTCCTGAAATAGAATTTACTAATAGCAAAGAATCTATAGCGGTTATTCAGATGGCAACTGATGATAACCCGTTATTAACAAAAGAAATTATAGATAAAAAGTATGCAGGCTTTGATGATAAACAGTTAGTTGATATGCGTAGATACGGTATATTTGCGGCTGTTACAGGTAAAATATACAAACAATTTATTCCAAGAATACATATAAGAAAAGGGAGTGATGTGTTTCCAGATGGTATTCCTGAGACTGGCATATTCTTCAGGTCAGAAGACTGGCATCCTACAACAAAGCTTGCTATTATTTTTGTGTATCTATCCCCATATAATGAAGCGTTTATATATGCAGAGTTAAACCCTGATCCAGAAAGGGATAACACACTGGCTATATGCAAGATGATAGCTGATGTAAGTGGCCCAACCAGGAGATTTGGGATGAATCTTATAGATCCACTGGCCAGTATAAAACAGTCAAATACAACAAAAAGTGTAATAGATGACATGAATCATTATTTTAACCAGATGAAGAAGAATGAAGAGTGTACTGGTGGATGGTGGGAAAGTGCTAATACAAAATCTACTGCATCAAAGACAGACCATAACTTAAGGGGTAGGGATGAGATAAGGAGGCGGCTTGCAAATGCTGCTTTATGCGAGAAGCCGTTTAACAACAAGATACATCAGGATGGGCTAGAGAAAAGGCTTCCTACTTTATGGGTGTTAAATGATTGTCCCCTTACAGCAGATTCTCTAAAACAATGGAGACTTGAGAAGGGTAAGCCTACTGTTAAGTGGAGTCATTTTTGTACCGCTCTTGAGTTTTTAATGAAAGATATTAGGTTTTCTCCAAGAAAGCAACTCACAAAGAAGCCTAGGAACTACATACATAAGAGATATTATCAGACAAATAGATAAGGAAAAAATATATGGCACGATATAATAAAGAAGAAACCAAGGCCCTTGCCAATCTGATTATAGATGGTGAATATGTAGTTGGGCAGAGTAATAATAATATTCCAGATGCAGATTACCTGGACTATCTTGATATGTTTGACTGCGAGCGTACAGAAAAGAACTATGACTGGATGTCTGATATATATATGCCTGAGTTTTTATCACAGATGCTCACTCAATCCGCCATAGAAGCTGGGTTGTATTTCAAGACACATGATTTTGTAGAGGTGTATGTTGGCAGTGATGACGAAAGAAGTGCCCGCGCAGCAAAGATAAGTAAGGACTTAATAAACAAAACACTTAACAGGCGAGAATTATATTTCTACCAGAAATATATGAGAGCGGTTAATATGAAAAATATATGTGGCGTTACATATTTTAGATGTTGGTGGGAACAGGAAACAGTTACAGAGAAGACAGGAACACAAATGGTACCTGAGAGGATTGGTACAACTCCCGAAGGAGAGCCAATAGAGAAAATGAATGAACAAGATGTACATGAAGAGTTTGTGCTGAAAGACCATTTTAATTTTGATGTGGTTGATCCGAGAGATGTATTTACTGATACGTCATATACATATAGTTTACAGGAAAAGAAGTGGGTTATATTAAGGTTTAAT